TGAATAACGGATGGACCTTGATTGGCGTGAATCCACGTTCTGCCATGGGAATACCTCCTTTTATAACTGACACACATACATGAGAGGTAGCGCTGGAGAGGTATGTGGATGCCCCTCCAGCCTTTGGTCATTATCGATTATGCAATGATGCTTGTCCCGGATGTACCGTGGATAGCAACATTTGCTGTACCTGCATAACCAGCTGATGTCGCTAAGGTTGCGGTATTAGCTAAAACAGCCACCTGGGCCGTACCGGCTTTCCCGGCTGATGTAGCCAGGGTCGCGGCATCTGCAATCGCTACGTTGGAAGGCAGGACAACATGAGTGTCGTTCTGCAGGTCTTCCATTAACTGTTTAATTTTTAAAATCGCCATGTGAAAATTCCTCCTTTAGAGGGGTAAATGTAAAGCTCAACTATTGTGGTTGCCTAACTACCGAACTGCCTCGGCCTCATCCTGGTATTCATCATGATTGTCTTTCGCAGACGCTCTGATTTTGCATTGGGAAGATGCCCGAACTGATCGGTAAATATCTGCTCGTAGTACGCAGCACGATTTGCGTTATTTGTTTCAGAATCTGCCTTCATGTAAGCTAAATGGGCTGCCCAGTTTATCAGGCCTTCGTGGTAGGACTCGGGGATCTCAGGGGAGCCGTCTATCGCAAAGGACATCAGGGGTAGGCGGACCACGGTAAGATAGGCAGTGCCTGATGCCGATGGAGCGAGCAGGAAGGTAATGGTATTACCTGGTTCGTTCAGGAATCCTGACGGGAATCCTCCTGATCCTGACGTGCCGACTGTTCCCGATGTACCGCGCCATCCCGACATTAACTCATCGGCTTCAACATAGGTCAGCGGACCGGTTAGAGGATAACTCATCCCGGCAAGCTGGCAACGTTTCACCATGAGAATCTTCGGGCTGAGATTGTATGTGGCCTGGCCGGCAACTAAGGTCAGCGTGCAAAGAGGTTTTTGCCCCAGCGTACCGGCTGTTGCTGCCGTACCCGAATCGTTGGCTGTTGTCTCATCGATCAACAGATGTCCCCGCCTGCAAGCCTGCACTTCCGCGTAGTTCAAGTATCGCAGAAGCTCTGTGTCCGGCCATAGGTAGGGCAAATTAACGTCGTCCAGAATATCTTCGCGCAGAAACTGAATCATGTCCTTGGCGATCATGTTGGCTTATCTCCCTATTGTCCCCCGCTTGTTTACCTTATGGTGCCTTAGGCAGTAGGGACCGCGAGCGGTGTGCCGTCTATCAGCTTGCCATTCTCATCAAGGTTAACTCCTTCCTTGACAAGGGTATAGGTATAACGCGGGATATCACGGGTATAAGGCTTCCCGTCGTCGCCCTGGGTGGTTTCAGTCTTGATCAATGTATCCATCATCTGACGCACCGGACGCGGGATGTCTATTTCCTCGCCTGGTTTGATCTGGAATGGATAGGTATTCAGACCCAGGAAAATTCCCTCTTTTGGGATGTCCGGATTCTGATGAACAATGATCCTGTCGCGAATGTGTCCTGTCGGACCGTCAAACTTCAACGATTCTTCAATCTCTTTACTTCCTCGTGCCATGGTAATTCTCCTCCCCTTAAAGGTTGTAATGGTAAAATGGATGGGCGGAGGGGGATGTTTGATCCCTCTCCAGCCCGGTTAATTTACTTGGTGACCGTCTACATGTCGTAAGGCATGCAGATCAGGTCAACGTATGTTGCGGTTCCAGCGGTACCGCCCGTACCGGTAACAAACCCGGCGCCGTCTGCAAATGCAAGGGCGGTTTCTTCCGGGGCCTGCAGGGTTACATAACCCAGGGCGCAGTATCCGTCTGGAAGATCGGGCAAGCGGCAAGCTGCTGCAGCCAGGGTTGCGCTGTCGTAGTCTGCCTTACTCACCACATTGCCGGGGCCGATAACGGTTCCGGATGTGCCGGCCGCGGTGCAGATGAGATACTTGGCAACGGTATTGGCTGCCAGGGTGCCATCCGGCAGGGGAAGGTTGTCCTGCGCGATGCAGGTGGAAACCGCCCCGTTGATGACAACCGTGACGCCATTGGCGATCTTGAATCCAGCGGTTGTGCCTAATGTTCCGCCTATGGTAATCAGCGGACCCTGGGTACCGTTGGTGCCGCCGATGACCCGATTGGCAATCCCCTGGAAGGAACGGCGTTCGGCTTCCTTTGGGAAACTGTCATAAATATCTCGAACCGACGGGTCAACATTGAGAGCCGGATCGTCAAATTTCTTACCAACATATTTTTCAGCCATATCTGAATCCTCCTGTGAATGGTCCTTATGAATGGTTAATGTAAATTAGTTAGTCGCAGCCACTTCCAACACCATCATCCAAGCATCATTTAAAATAACCGTGCCCTGCATGGTCTTCCAGGCGACTGATCCGCGCTGACCTAGCGGATCGGATTTACTGGGAACCGGGTTGATGACAATCGGGGTGATGGCGAATTTGCCCTTCAGCGCGACGATACCGTATGCGTCCTTGCCGAAGTACATGATTGGGTAGACATCGCAACGGGTCCCGGCAGTGGTGATCTTCCCGGTGGTTACGGTTGATCCCGCATCAGCATAGGCCTTGAAAATGGTTGACTTGACGTAGCGGACATCTTCGCAGGCACCGATTTCCGTCTCAAACTTGGAAACCTGCCCGTAGTCTGCAACGGAAGTGAACCCGGTTAGGCTGCGGATGTCAGATGTCAGGTCGACGTGGGTCACGCCGATGAATGCCGGCAGGATGGATTCCGTATTGAACGACGGGGTCGATTTCACGATCTGGGTGATAAACTGAGCTTCCTGGCGTTCCAGAGCGCGAACGACCTTGCGCTGATCTGTGCGGGAAACAACAGCAACAACGTCTGTCCTGGCTGCCACTGAATTAGCATAGAACTTATTGGAGCATGCCTTTAGGACGTTGTAGCGCAGTGTCTCGACCGTCTTGGCTGCCTGCTCGGAGCAGACTGCAACGGCTTCCCTGAGAACTGGATCTTCATGGGTATCGACGATAACATCGGTGATTTCCACCAGGTCGCCGTACTGGTACAGATTTCCGGTGATGTCGGTTGCGGTCAGTTTCTTGCCGGCAGGGGTCACGCCTTCGGTTAACGGAGTGGTTGCCAGGTCAAGGGAATTATATCTGCGCCATTTCATCGACTGGGTTTTGTTGCCCGGAAGTGCCTTTGACTGGCCGAATTTCTCCAGGCAAAGATAAGGCATCGCACGTTTCAAAAGTTCTACAACGACGAAAGCGGCAGTCCTCGGGGAGATATTGCCGTAAGTTGTAATTGCCATAATAAATAACCTCCTATTTCTTTAGTGCCTCATTGTAGGCCGAATCGAAATCATCTGTCCGGCCCTGGCCTGCGTCGACGGATCCGCGCTTGGTAATCACGGCAGTAAGGTTCTGCTTTTTTTCAGCCTTCCTTTTGTCCATGTCGATCAGGTTGTCTGTATGAGACTGATCATCTTTGTTGGTTTCCAGAAGCCCGTTCTCTTTCTTGAAGTCTGAAATCAAGTCGACAACGTCTTCTGCTGTACCCTTTTCATAGGTTGCTTTCATGGATTCCCGGAGGTAGCGCGGCTTGGTTTCTATCCACTGAAGGATGGCGCCGGAGTCACGATGCGTTTCAAAATCAGGATGAGAGCCACGAATGGTGCCAAAGTGGGCTGCTTCATCGCTTTTCTTGTAACTTTCTTCTATCGGCTGAACCCTGGAAGCAATCTTTTCCTGAATTTCGGCTGTCTTGGCCTCAAGTGTCTCGAGAATTCGGTCTTCGAGTCTCTTTAAGGCACGTTCGCGTTTCAGGCCTTCCATTTTAGATACCGAGTCGAAATCCTTTTCGTATTCACTTAATTCGGCCTTCTCGTCTTCGGTAAGGTCGTCGAATAGTGAATCGGACTTGTCGGTACCCTTTTTCTTATCCTTATTGTCTTTATTACTGTTGGAGAGATTGGCAACTGTCTTCTTGAGGTCTTCCAGTTCAGTCAGCAACTGGGTTTTCTCGGACTCGTATTTCTCGTCCTTGGACTTCAGGATACCCTGCAGGGACTTCCATCTCTGCTCGTAGGTCTGTTCGTTATCCTTGCCTTCCTTGCCTTCCTTGCCTTTGTCGTCTGACTTGCCCTGGTCTGCTCCCTGGCCGTCTCCCTGGTCTGCCTTCTGGGCGGCAGCGGCAGCGGCAGCGGCTTCAGCTTCGGCAGCTTTGGCAGCGGCATCGTCGTCGGCTTTCTTGCCGGAATCGTCTGACATCGTACTGTCGGGGCTGTCTCCTAATTTCTCGGCAGCATCGAACGTGTCGGAAAATATCCCGTCCTGCACGGCTTGTGTTTCCTGGATTGCCTCAAGTTCCGTCCCCTTATTATCTACGGATGCATCGTTACCCATCTCATTCCCTCCTGTGTTAGAATAAAAAAAGACCACGCCAGGGATTGTCTGAACTCCCTTAACGTGGCCTTTATGATCTCGTTTACTGCCTGAGCTTTAAGCCTGAATGTTTAACCTATTCTGAAGCTTTCGCTTAACTCCTTCCAGGTTCTTTAGAATGTCCATTAATTCAGACTTCGGTATTTCAACCATGGGCTGCCGGACTGCATGAACACCGGACGTGCCATGGATACTGTCTTTTGTGGCTATTGCGCTTCTGTTTGTCATTGTATACCAGTCTTCCATCCGAAGTCAATCAATAATATGGCTTACTTGTGCCTGAGTCCTGTCCAATACCATTTTCGATGTAGAATAGTAATTCCTTAAGGGCGTCGATCCTGCCCTGGTTGCGGGGGATTTCGTCAATAGAAGCGGTGTCATTCAACTCTCGGAGATCCTGGATCATGATAGGGATTAGAGTGGACAGAATATGGCTTGCACGTTCTCCCCGACAGTCATATAACTGGGTGATCAGGTCGACTTTTTCGGCATTCTTGACTACTTTTGGTTGTAATGACATGGCAATTCGTCCCCTTATTTAATTCCAGCCTTCTTTTTGCTGGTTTTCTGCACTTTAGGCTGTTTTGCCTTGATTTCGACCTCTTTTTCCTTCATTTTCATGCTGTGCAGATCGTCCCGCTCCTTAATTTCCTCGTCGTGGGCGGTCTGGATAGCTGTTTTGGTTTGATTGAGGCGATGAGATTCCTCTGAATGGCGCAATTTCTGCTGGTGGGCTTCCTCGTCGCGACGGATCTGCTCGGTTTTAGAAGCGATGTCAGTTGATCTGGCCATTAACTCGGCGTCTTGGAGGCGAGGATCGGCTGCTGGGGTTGTCTCGGGCGGTGCAATGGCATTTTTCTCCGCTTCCACGTTGAATTTCTTGGCCTTGGTCAGCTGGCCGGCTGTCTGGGCGCGTTTGTAGGCGACTTCGGCCTCTAACTGGGCGTAGGCAAGCTCCTTGGCGCGCTGATCGGTCTGTTTGGCGATGATTTCCTGTGCTTCCTCTTCCGATCGCAGATCAATTTTGATGTCATGGGCCCTGAAGGTCTCCTCGAGGAATTCACGGCGCGGGACGTATGGCCAGTCTTCCGGCTGCATGGTATTTTTCAGATTGGCGAGGGCTGCCATACGGATTTCTTTAATTACTAATGACGAAACGCCACGGGGATTGCACTGGAAGTCGCCCTTGATGTCTTCGCGGGGGTTGAATTCCATGTTCCAGTTGTAAAGGTCTCGCATTACCTGTTCGGTGAAGGTGTCAAAATTCTTCACGACGTCTTTGATGGATACCAGTATTTCTGCCTGGCGGCCGGAGGTCTGCTTACTGTTCTCGTTGTTGACCTTGTCGCCGATCATCCAGGTGGGCAGGCAGGTTTCCTGATCCGCA